TCAACAAATTGCTTAAACACTTTGTTGTATTTGTCGCTGTAGTTTTCTGGGTACATCTGTCGGGTCTCCTCTGTAATGCCAGTTTCGGGATATGGATTGTCAGCCATGTGTTGCTGCCCACGCTGACCAGCCCACGATATTCCATAGGTGTAATGCGGCTTTTAGGTTGACCTCTGGCCTAAACAGATCATCTAGGTGCGTAATAATGCCAGCCTCTTTTAGCCACGTTTCGTGCACAGCGTTTATTTGCATTAGGCCTCGAGAACCGCCCGGGTCTTGGCTGTTAAACGCCAAAAAATTGCAACGTGACTCTCTAAACATTACACGCGCCAGCATTGGTGCTTGATCCGCAGGCCAGCCAGCAGTAAGCGCGTCTGCTACATATTCGGCACAGCCTTTGTAGGGCATGGTTGTGGTTGTGGTTGGTGCAGCTGTGGTAGGCACAACGCTGTTTAGGGTTATGGTCACTTGCCCTGTGGTCACTGGCAGGCTCTCAGGCGCTTTGTGAGCGTCCCAGAGCAGGGTTAAACACGCTAAGCCGCTAAGTGCCCATGCGCCTAATTTGATCGCTAAATAACTCATTTTTTCTCCAATTGGTAAGGGGTCTGCCAACTATCGCCAACCGCGTCTTTAAACGCTATTTGCGCGTGTAGCACTCGACCATCGTCTGGGTCACGAAATATCTGCACAAGCACCATTTGACTGCTGTCTAGGTGCGTGGTGTAAACCTCGTAAACGTATGTTTTTGCGTCTGCCATTGCATCTCCTATCGCCGGTACTACGACCATAGGGCATTAGTTTGGCAATTCGGTGAATACCCTTTTAAACGCTTGTTGTATAAGGTTTGTAGGTTGCTTTACAAAGGCTGGCGAGACTTCCACGTGCAGCCAATCGCCACCCGGCGCACCGTGTATCTCTGGCTTGCTGTACGACTTCCACGCCTGACGGTCACAACGCCATCCGCGCCCAAAGGCTTTAGGGAAATAGTCAAGCACGCACTCAACACCAAGCTCATTGGCGTTGGCAATAACGATGTTAAGAAACGCCATAGCGCCTTTACGGTTGGCTGTTGGCTGTTTCTCTGACGGCCTGTACGACAGATCAACGGCTCGACCAGTGGCGTGCACACTCAAGTTTTCTGATCCGCGCATATCGCGTATTCCCCAACTGCCGTTATTCCAGAACGCGCCGCCACCGTATTTAATGGCTTGACGTATCCACTCATCCATGCCGGCAAGCGGTGCATTAACTGCGCCGTCACTGTTACCTGTGTAAGGCCGTGAGCCAACAACTTTAGGATTGGCTGGAATTGTCACGACCGAACGCCTTATCTGCTGGATTTGCCCAACGCATAATTGGTGGAATAAGAGCTGCGATGCCTGCTTTGCCTAAATCGGCTGGTGAAGTGTTGCCGGTCATATAGACGGCAAGCACGGCGGCGATTACTGTGCGGCTGTATGACGCGGCAAGGGCTTTTAGTTGTTTACTCATGGTCGCTTATGTGCCCATCTATTTTTTGCTCAATACGGCCTAGTGCGGCGTGTGTGTCTGCGTGTTCTGATCGAGAGTTTTTGTCGGCACGGTTGATGAGTGCAACTATCACGGTAAATCCGCCTGCGATGAGTGCGGCTGTTAACACTTCCATTTATGCAGGCCCAATGTCCTCGACAAGTAAAAAGGCTGGTGCTGTTGCAGACCTTGTTGCCAGTGGCGCACCAGTGATACTGCTTGAACTCAAACAACCAACAATAGTTGTGCTACCTGCCGTAAAAGTTCCAATATAAGTAACACAAAATGTTCCGTTCATTGCTCCTGCTGCAACTGTTTGTATGATTGCTGATTGAATTGATGCTGTTGCTGCGCTTGTGGGTCTAATTGTTGCGGTAACAAAACCACCTGAAACGCTTGAAGTAGAAACTTGCGGCTCATAATAGGTTATTTTATAGTTGCGGTTGGCTATAGCGGTAAAACTTAAAGTCATACCTGTGGCTTGTGCCGGAGCAACTGTAAGCGTGTAGTTTGCTGTGCTAGTTGCCAACGCGCAAACGCCAAAACCGAAAGCGTTTTGTTGTGCAGCAGTCAAAATTGCGCCGCTAACAAAAGTCGTATTAGGTGCTATAGCCATAATGTCCCCTTTAGAAACTCAACAAGTTGTTGTCAAGAGTACCAAATATCGTGTCATTGAGTGTGAGATACTGGTTGCCGTCTGTGCTTTCAAACGTGTACGAGATGATATGGCTACCCGGTGTGATGTTGTGAGACACGCCAGAAACAATAAGTGTTTGGGTTTCGGTGGCTGGTGTGCCCACAACAAAGTTTTTTACAACACTGCAAATGCTAGTTAAGTCGAGTGTTAGCGCAATGTTTTGGTTTGCCTCTGACAAGGCAGTTAGTTGGGTTGATAGGCCAGTAAAGCGCAAAACAGGGTTTTGATATTTGCCTAGCAAATAGTTGCCTAAAGCCGCTACTGCCGCCGTAGTGCTATTTAGCAGGTTGAGCAAGTTGTAGTTTTGCGTCTGATATAAGGCAATGCTGGCTGCGCTGCTAGTGATCTGCGCTGCGCCTGCAGGCGATTGGGTCACAACGTAGTTGTAAAGCAATTCATCACCGTATTGGTTAATCAGTGTTTGGTAGGGCAGGCCTGTGCCGTCAGTGTTAAAGGTTGCGCCGGCTACAGGGTTAAGCACACTTGATCTGCCCTTAAATGTCAGTGTGCCGTTGGCTGACATAAACAAATAGCCTTGCTCGCTTGTGTTGACTTGCTGCAGGTAGTTAAGGCAAACGGTGTCTTGATCTATGGCATACGCGCCTAACGTGGATGAGCCTGTGTCTATAGATCGAGCGCCCTGATAGTTAATTTCTGTTAAGTCCAAAATGGTGTTAATGCGTGCTCCAGTAGCTTGCGATGATGGTGTTACAGCGTTTAACGCTTGGTTTGCTAGCACCGTAAAATTGTCAACGCATGACGCATACATCATGTCTTTGTTGCTGATGTCGTAATCTAAATTCCAGTCTGTTACCAAACCTGTGTAAATCGGTATGCCGTTAGCAAGTATTTGCACCGGGCATCGTGGCAACACAAACGGGTAGTAAGGGCTTGCCGTGTTGGTTGGGTTAAGTATTTCGGTTTGGTTGTTAAACGCAATGGTGGCTGTACCAGCGTTAAATTGGTCTAATTGGCGGTTACGGCCACGTGTGATGTTGACTGACTCAACAATGCTGGTTAGGTCAACAAACGTGACACCGCCTAGCGTGCCTCGACCAGTTGTATTGAGCACACCGTAAAACGCGTCATCTAACTGGAACGGTGTACCAAACCCTGTAGTGGATTGAAAACCCACCAGCACTTGCATTACTGGCACGGTCATGCGGCTGCAAACACCTGACCGCTACGGCGTTGTGCTTTTTGTATTGCTGTAATGATGTCTTGCCCAATTTGATCTGGTGTACTTATCAAGCCGGCATTAACGGTGATGCTCATACCGCCACCCATTTGACCCATGCGGGACAATGGGATTACGGCTTCTGGGCCTGCCTCGCCAATCATTGCCAATGTTGGTTGATTAACAATGCCGCCTGCAGCCATCTTGGGGATGTTTATTCCGCCGCCAGCGGTTGCTTCATTGCCGCCACTAATCTTGCCTAGTTTAATTTCACTAATAAAACCAATATCTGGCAACAAAGGCAACGCGTTGTAACCCCTAATAATTACGTTTATAACCTTTATCCAACTGTTTGCAAATGTTTCAAACACGCCGATAATGCCGTTTACTACAGCTTTAACGCCTGTGCTAAACCACTCAAACTTTTTGTATGCAGTAATTAAACCGACAACTAACAAGGCAATGCCGGCTGCAATCAGGCTAAATGGGTTTAGTGCCATAGCAATGTTTGTGGCCACAATCGCTGCAGCAACCGCGCCAATAGCGCCAGCAATAAACAAAAACAATTGCGGATTTTTTTCTGCCCAATCTGCAAATTTTTGTAGGTACGGCAACACAGCCTGTACTACTGGCAGCAAAGCCGCACCAATCGACTCTTGCGTTTCATCAAGCGAGTTTTTAAGTATCTTAAATTTGCCTGCTGCGGTATCTGCTGCCTCTGCAGCTGCACCACCAA